TAAGACTGAAAAGCACCTATCGGGAAATGATAAGTGTATTTGCAATTACTGGTAAGAGTAATTTCCTGTCCTCCTAAACTTACTAAACCTAAATTTGTAGCATCATCTTTTTCAATTGTTTCTTCATACCAATCATTCTTAGTTGGGTCAGGTAGATAAGAACCATACATTCGGATAACAACATTAGTTAAATTTCCTTTTCTAAAATCAATAAATAAAGTTCCTTGGCTATTTCCACCAATGGTAGCAGCTGATGTTGAATCTTGAGCAACTGGTTTAATAATAACAGCATCTGTTTCAGTTAAAGGAACGGGACTACTATTATACTCTTTTGCTTTTTCAATACTGGAAGGATAAGTTATAGTGTATAGCATAGTAATAATTATTAATTATCTCAAAACTTTATTGTTCATCTGTTAGAGATTCATCTTCATCCTCAACATTATTTTCTTCAGATGAGTTCTCTTCAGATGTTTTTACATTTGGATGAGCAAATCTTTTATGTGCTAATAATGCTCGATTATCTTTAAATTCTTTACCACAAATATCACAAACAAATTTCTGATTAGATTCTGAAACTTTATCTTCACTGGGAGAAGTTGCGAAATAAGAAGGGTCATCAACAGGCATTAAAACTTTTCCATAATATAAAGCCAATAATCTTTGATAAACTGCCAGTGATAACTCTTCCGACACTTCACCAGGAGGAATTTTAATCCCCTCAAATTCAAAGGGGTTTGATGAAATATTTTTGACTTTATATTGCATATTAGTAAATTAGTTTAAAGCCAGTTCTTTTAATCAGAGAACTGGCAAGAACTGATTTAAGTGTTAGACCCCTTGGTTACCAACAATCCCACGCCAATCAAAGGCACCTACCTTATGTTCAAATGAAATATCGTGAACGAAAACTTTAGTGTTTTCATCAAACCAAGTTTCATTTGTCACAGGTCGGAACATCACATCTTTTAATGGAGAGAAGTTGGCATCAATTATAAACCAAGCAGTGTTAGAACCACCGAATGTAGAACTCAAGTATGGAGATGATACAATAGTCCAACCTTGTCCTTTCCAGACATTAATATTGTTGTTAGCAGAATCTACTATCCATTCGGATTCAATATTCTCTTTTGCTTTTCGAATCTTAGAATTGGGGACAACTAAATATTTATGTCCACCTCCCATTGGCATAGGTTCGCCAATATCATCTAATTGATTCTGAAGCACTAAGACCATTGATTCGATGGAAGTAGGAGAAATGTCTGAAGCAGTAACAATGTTGGATTGAACACCACCATTTTTCATTGGGTGATTAGCAGAACACAAGGCAACACCATCACCGTAATCAAATAAGTGTTTATCTGTTACAGGGGTGAAAGCTTTGTTGAATCTATCAAAGCGATGTTTTGCTTTGGTATTTTCAGCAGCAATTTGAAGTTTAGCAGCATCATCTAATGCTTTCTGATATTTACTATCCCTTCTTTCAACAGATTCACGAGTAACCTTAATTCTGTGAGTGAATTTGTAAGGTTCAACCGTAGTGATGAAAGAAGGAACATAATCAGTAGATGCAAACTCTTGAGCTTCATCGGTTGGTTGTAATTCAGATACACCAGTTACGGCGATAGCTTCTATTCTTTGTTTACCTTGAGCATTGACCTCTTCAAACAGAGCACCAGTTTTGTTGGTCGCATCAAGATAGACATTGGCAGAATAAGCAACTAATTGTTTTTCTGCTTGGTCTACAATATAAGCAAATTCAGCCCTAACACCTCGTAAAAGTAAATCTATTGATTTGGATGTAATCATAGTTAATTTAAATTATATTAAACTTTTATGGACGATAAGTAATTGCCTTCGCTATACGACCAATAATGGTATACCCTGTTGGATCTTCTGGATCCAATCCATAAGAGAATACATCTAATGGAGCACCAGTGGCATTTGCGGAAATAACTGAATCTTCAGCCAAAGTTCTGGCATTAGCAAAATTAAACCAAACGAAGGCTTTATCAGACAAAGGAGTTGTACCAGCTTTGTTGTTTAATGTTATTCTAAACTCCATTTCGGAAGTAATAGGAATATAAACAGCGTGATACTGTTCATTAGTAGTATTAGTAGCAGTAGTGGTTAATTGGTTAGGAGTAATGGAAGGATTTTGTCCTTGACCAATTACCTCACCATTCTTTTGACAGAAACCAACTACCACGCCTAATACATAATCACCAGAAATAATATTATTTGTCACGATATCGCCAGAATCAATTGGTTTAATTAAATCACCAACTTGAACTGTAATGTTATTATCTAAAAGGGCATGTCTTGTTTGGGCGTGATAAACATCTTGTCTTAATTTGAACATAGCAAGAAAATTAATTTAACATTTAATTCGAATATCGACCAACCATTAGTCCAGCAAACCCTTTGCCTTTAACTCTTTATACTTTTCTACAGGAATGCCTGCCCATTGTGCCGCCCTTATATCATCTTCGTTTAATTCTACTTCTTGAGTAGATGATCGGAAACCACCAGTAAAAGCAGAAGAAGAACTTTCTTGCTTATACATTGCGGCTTCTGAACGAAGTCTTGAAACCTCTTGCTCAAGCTCAAGATATTTTTTAGCGTTTAACGCTGCATGAGCTTTTAAGAGGTCTTCGTATATAAGGTCTGAATTAACAGCACCTGAATCAAATTTTTGAAAGATGTCAAGGAGTTTTTGCTGGTCTTCTGGTTTATATTCGAATTGACTAAATAACTTAGTCTTTGCTGCCTGAAGATTTTCTTCACGCAGTTTCTCCTGGAAGGATTTATCTTTTTGTTCTAATTGACGACGCTCTTCTTTTGCTTTTTCTATATCTGCTTGAACTCTTTTAAGTTCAAGTTCTAAAGCTGCCTTCCGTTCTTCATAATCTTTAATCTCAGCTTTAGTTTGCTCTAATGTCGTCAATTTATCCTGGACTTCTTTTTCAGTTGCCTCCAGTTGAGCAACTTTTTCCTCAATTTCGGACATATTGTTTGTTGATTAATATTTTACCTCCGTTAGTGGTCGAGGACACCATGTTATTGAATGTATTATAACAGATTTTATTTCAAAAAGCAAATTGTTTTATTTTTCATTCAGTATCTTTTTTTTTGGTAGTTTTTTCCCAAATCTATTAAACAAAGGAGATGTGACTTTATACAAAGCGCTACCAACTTTCTTACCCATACTACCAATCTTTCGTATATCTCCTTGCACTCTCTCTTTCAGCAATCGTTTCGTTTCTTCGTTTATTGCTTTTCTTTCTTCTAATGAAAGTTTAGAATAATCTCTCATAATAGCAATTTATCTTAATTTTAATTTTCGACCGTAAGAATTAGTAATGTTGGAAAACCGAATCTTTGATACCCCAGAAGCTTTAATTTTAGGAACTTTCATCCCTTTTATTTTTGGAACATACAATTTTTTTAAAGATACACCTTTTAATTTCGGCACAGATTTAATTGACCCAGTTTTCCATTTAATAATTTTTTGACTCATGATTTTACAATGATTATCATAGTAGTAAAACTTTATTTTTTATTTTTCTTACCGTGTTTCTTCGCATAGGTTCTTTTTGCTTTGGCAAGTTTTCCACTTCCTTTTCCATGCCATTTATTAGAACCTTTCTTACCCTTCACAATAGAACCAAAAAATACTTTTTTGGCTTTGCCCTTGCCATATTCTTTTTCCATATTGCGAAGAACTTTTTTTCCACTTTTAGTTATTGGCATATTAGTTAAAATTATTTTTTATTCCATCTTGCGAGGAAATCATCTTTGCTGATTTTGATTTCCTCGTCTGCGTTAGCACCCTCGACCTGAGGTGCTGGTTTAATAATAGAACTAAAACTTTGCCATAATCTATTTTCAGAAATCTGTCCGAGAATAAAATCAGATGAAACATCTCCAACAGTAGAACGCTTTAACAAATCAATTTCTCTTTTTTTCAAGAACTCAATAAGTAAAGGATTTTTGTAATGAACCTCAGCCCATAATTCTGCTGTATTTACTTGTCTCGTTGGTTCTTGAAATCCTTCACGATTTAAGATTTCTTTCCACAACTCTTTAGTAGAAAAGAGTTTTAAAAGAATTTTTTTCATATGTTTTTAAATTAAATATTTCTTAAAATATTGGTGCCTGTTATTCCCTGATTAACCATTTGCTGACCAGGACCTTCAGCACCATACATCATACCTCTTTGTCGTTGTAAGTAATTAGTTAGTGGACTGGCTCCTTCTTCACCTCTATATCCTTGTGCTTCAGGAGCATTAGGAGGTTGTAATTGTTGTTGAGGTTGTTTAGAAGTGAAACCAAATCTTTCTTTTTCATATTCAGAGATTAATTGTTCATCAACAAAATCAGATACAGATTCACCAAACTTTTCTATAATTCGATACAATAATTTCTTTGGAGATAACAAACCAGTTTGCCCAAATAAACTCATTAATCTTGTGATGAAATCAAGATAGATTAATCTTTCGTTTTCTGGACTCTGTTCTGTCTCAAATGAAATCTTAATATCAAATTGTAATTTCTGTAATGCTTTAGGAGTGACCTCAATAATTTCTACTCGCTCTTTCTTAAGCAATGACCTCAAATAAGATTCTTTATAGAGTTCTTCTGGTCTTGATGGTTTATCAGTAATTCTTAATTCTCTATTACCAATACCACCTTCTAACAAATCAACTTCTGATAAAGATAAAATTTTATAGAACTTCTTTGACCCAAGAACATCTTCAACTTTCTTAGAAGTGTAGAACTGAATCATATTCTTAACAGCCAACCAAACCTTCTGCTCTAACAAATCTTGATAGAACAAATAATATAAACCAGACATCTCTTCTTGTTGCTGTGCCAGAATTGCTTTTTCGGTAGCACTTCTTGGTTGACGAGAAGGTAATACTGGATAACCAACTCCACCACTACCAGTAGCAGCAATAATACCTTGTAAGGTAGTAATAGTATTCCAAGCAGAAGGACTGGAACCACTAATTGGTAATTCCTTGTATTGATTAACATCGGTATTGACCTGATATATTCTACCTGGCTTTAATTCTAATCCCTCTTCAACATTTGGGTCATTAGTAATAATTGGAGCAGCAATTGACCTTCGTTCTCTATCTAACAACAACTCCATCATCTTATTCAATGCTTCTTGAGGAGACCTAACCTTTTCTGCTAATGGCATTCCATAAAAGAAATTAGCATCAATAGGTTCAAAAATAGTTTTTGCAAAAGGCAATTTCTTATGGTTCCAAGGTAATGGAGCTATCTCTTCTTTCTTGTCATCTGCTGATTTAATGGGATTTAATAATACTCCATTAGCAATAATGGCATAACGGTCTCTAAAAGCATTGTAATATCTTATAACTTCTACAAAATCTCCACCCCTTACATCGTATGATAAGAAGTCAGCAAAAATAGAAGCATCAGCAAACTGACTTCCTGGTATAACATAATCAATGTTGGAATATCCTTTAAAAGCATTTTTAAAATCTGACCACTTTAGTAAAGTTCTAACAATAACTTCTTCCTGCTTTTGAATATCTGGTTCCCAAATTTTAGGAATATATAAATCCTCTAAATTGATAATTTCTTCTTCTACATCTGATTCATCTAACTCATCCTCTTTGTATTTTGTTTCTCCTGTATAGGGGTCATACATTGTGACATCTTTCACTTTCCTTAATCTGTTTTTATAAGCAACACATACTACTACGGTGCCGTTTTCTACATTGTATAAAAACTGCCAGAAATTAGATAACTTTCTATTTGCTCCTCGTCTCCAATACTCAACTAAATCTTTTAAGATAGTTGCCTTAACAGCATCAAAACCTTCTACACCATCAAAGTGGGGTTTCATTTTTAAGTTCGCTATCTTTGCCAAAATCTTGATAATCTCATTTCTGGTATCAGGCATCATAAATCTTGGGGTGTCGTTATCATAACTTAAAGGAATTGTTCCCCAGAATTTCTTTCTTGCATCATCTAAAAAATCCAATAAAGTTTGGTTATTGAATTGTTTATAAACTTGATTTCTTAAAGCCCTCCACTTAATATATTTATCATATACTTCAAAAATAAATTCTTGAATCTCTTGTGATGGCTTATAAATAGATTCAAGAAAATATCTTTCTTGTTGTTTGCTACCAGTTGAGGTAATAGTGCTGTTATCCATAAAAATAAAATTAAGTTAAAACTTTTCCTGTTTTATTTTTATTTAAATTATTTTTTACTTTGTTTTGAATTGGAGCAATAATGTTGGCTGGTAATAAATTATTTCTTAACATTATAATAATATTTTTAATATTTTTCAAATGTAAATCCACAGAAATATCCTCAATATTGTATCTATTTAAAATAATTTTATAAATAATAATTCCGTGATAAACAAAGATTAATTGGTAAGTTTTAGGGAAATAAATAGGGATAATATCAGCATTTATTTTTTGAACCGACTTAATAAATGCTCTTAAGAATGGTTTATCCTGGAAAACATCCAAGTTTTGTTTTTCTGTCTCAAATGTTTCCCTTGATGATGGTAAGTCAGGAACTTTGTCAATTATTTGTTTATCCATAGTTTTATGTTTCTTCTTTATTTTTAACTAAATATTCTGAATAAGTTGCCAACTTTTCTTTTGTGCCACTGGCATTAATATTTAAGTTTATTAAGGTGAGATT